ATTTGATCAAATGTTATTTTATTTACCTTTATCAGGATCTACATTTAAAAAAGTTTATTATGATGAAACATTAGGAAGAGCAGTATCTAAATTTATTCAAGCTCAAGATATTATTGTTCCATATACAGCAAATAGTATCGATGATGCAGAATCAGTTGTTCATGTAATTAAAATTTCTGAAAACGAATTAAGAAAACAACAAGTATCCGGTTTTTATAGAGACATAGAATTAGAAGCTTCTGATGAATTAACACAAGACAATGATGTTAAATCTAAAGAAAGACAATTAGAAGGTGTGACTATGAGTGGTCAGACTGAAGGTGTTTTTACTTTATTAGAATGTCATGTTAATTTAGATCTGGAAGGATTTGAAGATATGAATCCACAGACTGGTGAGCCCACAGGAATTAAACTTCCATACATTGTAACTATTGAAGAAGGATCTAGAGAAGTTTTATCTATTAGACGTAACTATTTACAAAACGATCCATTAAAGAAAAAAGTTAATTACTTTGTACACTTTAAATTTTTACCTGGCTTTGGATTCTATGGTAATGGTTTAATTCAAATGATTGGTGGTTTATCAAGAACTGCTACACAAGCATTAAGACAGTTATTAGATGCAGGAACATTATCTAATTTACCAGCAGGATTTAAACAAAGAGGAATTAGAATCAGAGATGATGCTCAATCAATTCAACCTGGTGAATGGAGAGATGTAGATGCTCCTGGTGGAAATCTTAGAGATGCATTTATGACTTTACCTTATAAAGAACCTTCACAAACTTTATTGCAATTAATGGGGGTCGTGGTTCAAGCAGGTCAGCGCTTTGCTTCGATAGCTGATCTACAAGTAGGGGATGGGAATCAGCAAGCAGCAGTGGGCACGACCGTGGCTTTGCTGGAAAGAGGAAGCAGAACAATGTCTGCTATTCACAAAAGAATATATTCTTCTATGAAAGAGGAATTCAAATTATTAGCAAATGTATTTAAATTATATTTACCTCCAGAATATCCATATGATGTTGTTGGTGGACAAAGAACAATTAAACAAGCAGACTTTGATGATAAAGTAGATATCATTCCAGTTGCTGATCCAAATATATTTTCACAAACACAAAGAATATCTATTGCACAAACAGAATTACAATTAGCAATGGCTAATCCTGGAATTCATAACATGTATGAAGTTTACAGAAACATGTATTCAGCATTAGGTGTAAGAGATGTAGATAGAATTTTATTAAAACCAGATCAACCCACACCAAAGGACCCTGCGTTAGAACACATTGATGCTCTCGCAGGGAAACCATTCCAAGCTTTTCCAGGACAAGACCATAGAGCTCATATAACTGCACATTTAAATTTTATGTCAACTAATATGGCAAGAAATGCTCCCGTGATTATGGCTTCATTAGAAAAAAATTGTTTTGAACATATTTCTTTAATGGCACAAGAACAAGTTGAAATAGAATTTAGAAATGAAATTCAACAATTACAACAAATGCAACAAAATCCACAAGCAATGCAAAATCCACAAATGCAAATTCAAATAAGAATGCTTACTGAAAAAATTGAATCAAGAAAAGCAGTATTAATTGCTGAGATGATGGAAGAATTTATGAATGAAGAGAAGAAAATTACATCACAATTTGATAATGATCCTATTGCTAAACTTAAATCTAGAGAATTAGACCTTGTTGCTCAAGAAAATGATAGAAAAAGACAAGAGAGCAATGAAAGAATCAATCTAGATAAGATGAAAGCAATGATGGCACAGACTACAGATAGTCAAAAACTACAACAAAATGAAGATTTAGCTAAATTAAGAGCAAATACTTCGATAGAAAAGACTGTTTTATCTGCTCAACTTAAAAATAGATTTCCAAATAGATAAAAAAGAGGTATAAAAAGCTATGAAAAAACAAAATGAAAAATTAGCAAACGCAAAAAGAACTTTTACTAAAGATTCTAAAGTTAAAGTGGATACTAATCATTCAAAGTACACTAATGCAGAAGGATATTTAGTTGGTGGAGTAGACATTGAAATGTCTAAGCCAAATGAAACTCAAATTCAAGAAGTTCAAGGTCAAGGAAGTATTCTTTCAGAGAAAAAAAGATCAGCGAAGTGGTATTAAGTCATGATTCAAATGTTAGGAGCTGTAGCACCTCTCGCAAAAATCTTATTTAACACAATTGAAAAGTCAGTCCCTGATAAAGATCTACAAGAAAAATTAAAAGCACAATTACAAACACAATTACTACAATCTAATACAGCAGAATTACAAGCAGCAGCAAAAATAGTTGAGGCTGAAGCAAAAGCTGGTTGGTTTTCAGCAAGCTGGAGACCATTATTAATGTATGTATTAATTTTTATATTAATATGGAACTATGTATTAGGACCTGTTATTTTATTTTTTTTTAAAGCTTCTATAACTATAACTCTTCCAGGAGACGTATGGACCCTTTTACAAATTGGTCTGGGAGGTTACGTTGTGGGACGAAGCGCAGAATCGGTGGCGCGCACTATGGCAAATAAACCGGCAAACAAAGAACAAGAAAACGGATAGGAAAATAAAATGGCTGGACTAGGAAAACAAACAAGAGGAAATGGTATTGCAAGAGTAGGTTTATCAAAAGGTGGTTATGCTGATATGTCTGAAAAACATGAAGGCATGGAATCTAAAGCTTCAGAAGCTAGAGAATATGCAATGGAAGCAAAAGGATATAAAGAAACTAAATCTGGTAAAATGAAAAAAGCAGATATGTTAACTAAAAAAATGCCAGTAAAGAAAAAAGGCAAAATGATGAAGGGAAAAAGATAATGGGTGATATATCTTTAAGAGGAAGAGGAATTGTTAGAGTTGGTTTAGCAAAAGGTGGTAAAGCATTTCCTGATTTAACAGGGGATGGTAAAGTTACTAGAGCTGACGTTTTAAAAGGTAGAGGTGTTTTTAAAAAAGGTGGTGAGGCCAAAAAAGGTATTCTTATTATTATAGGAAACAAAGATAAAAAACCTAAAGAAATGAAAAAAGGTGGCCAAGCTAAAGTTTCTAAAGTGATGAAAGAGTTTGGAAAAGGAAAATTACATTCAGGTAAAAAAGGACCAGTTGTAAAATCTAGAAAACAAGCAATTGCAATTGCACTTTCAGAAGCTGGAATGTCTAAGAAGAAAAAGTAATGGCTAAACTTTGCCCAAGAGGAAAAGCAGCAGCTAAAAGAAAATTTAAAGTGTACCCGAGCGCGTACGCGAACATGTACGCGAGTGCTGTTTGTTCTGGTAAAGTAACTCCAGGTGGTAAAAATAAATCACAAAAAAGAAAAGAAAGATCCAACTATGAACAAGGTGGAATCGCCAAAGGTTGTGGTGATGTAATGGAAAACAGAAGAAAAGTTACCAAAAAATATTAATATGAGTTTAAGAAAATGGGTTTCTGAAAAATGGGTAGATATTGGATCTAAAAGAAAAGATGGATCTTATGCTCCTTGTGGAAGATCAAAAGGAGAAAAAAGAAAAGGTTATCCAAAATGTGTACCACTTGCAAAAGCTAGGTCAATGTCAGAAGGTCAAAGACGTTCTGCTGTTCAAAGAAAAAGAGCTGCAGGAAATACTGGACCAAAACCAACTAATGTTGCAACATTTTCAAAAAGAAAAAAAGCAGCAGATGGTGGATACATTGGACCAGCAATAAATTCTGTTTATGATGGTATAACTTTAAATAATCCATCTTATTCAAAATATTATAAAGGAATGATATAATGGGTGATATTGCATTAAGAGGACAAGGTAGAGCAATGATGGCATCTGGTGGTAAAACTCCAGCATGGCAACGTAAAGAAGGTAAAAATCCATCAGGTGGTTTAAATAGAAAAGGTATTGCATCTTATAGAGCTGCAAATCCTGGTTCTAAATTATCAATGGCAGTAACTACTAAACCCAGTAAGTTGAAAAAGGGTTCAAAATCTGCTAATAGAAGAAAGTCTTTTTGTGCTAGAATGTCTGGCATGAAGAAAAGATTGACCTCTGCAAAAACTGCACGAGATCCAAACTCAAGAATTAATAAATCTCTACGTAAGTGGAATTGTTAATATAAACAACAAAGGAGAAAGACTATGGACGCTGTAACATTTATAAGTAAACTGCAAAAATTTATCAGAGATTCTTACCAAAACATCGGTGACGCTATGATATCTGGCACAGTTGACAGTATGGAGAAATACAAGTATATGCAAGGACAGGCTAACGCCTATCAAACAGTAATTCAGGAAATCTCTAACCTGCTAAATAAGAAGGAGCAAAATGATGAAAAAGGAAACGTTATCGACCTTGGAAACGGAAAAGGAAGTTCCAAAGATAAACCTAGGTCTTGAAGAAAAATATAAAGAAGAAGCTAAGACAGCTGAACCTACTAAAGAACCATTAAATCCAGAAAATATAAAAGCTGTAGTTGATGAGTTACCAACACCAAGTGGTTGGAGAATTTTAGTATTACCATTCACACCAAAAGAAAAAACATCTGGTGGATTAATTATTGCACAAGAATCATTAGACCGTTTAAGAATAGCTACTAATTGTGGTTATGTTTTAAAAATTGGACCTCTTGCATATTTTGATAAAGAAAAATATCCAACAGGACCATGGTGTAAAAAAGGAGATTGGGTTATCTTCGCTCGCTACGCGGGTTCAAGATTACCAATAGAGGGCGGTGAAGTTCGTATATTAAACGATGATGAAGTATTAGGAACAATTCCTGATCCTGAATCTGTACTTCACTATATATAAACATAGGAGAAAACTATGCCAGAAGACAAAAAC